ATCACGACAGACGATGCTAACATTTCAGGAACTTCTGAAGGTTCCATGAATACCCAGCCCTGTTGTTGTTTAGCTCCCACATTCTTATAGTCGTCTTCACCTTTTAAAGAGATACGTATCCAACGCAAAACCATTCCTTGGCTTTTTAAACGTTCAACGACTGAATCTGGAATATCTAACCAATTAGGTTCTTTGAATTCATATTCCTTTGTTTGTTCTTCTCGTGTTTCTGCACTACGTGATTTTAATTTAGTTTTCATAACACCCTCCTACCCACGATCTATGGTTGTATATTCACTAGAAGATTCTGCTTTGATCTTCTCAGCTGCATACTTCTCAAGTGGTATTTTCCATTTCTGGGCTAACTTAACATCATCTTGAGTTAACTTAACTTTCGACTTGGACTTGGGCTGGCTTCGTGATTGTCCTGCCACAACTTGAGGAGTCTTCTTTTTCGGCTGACTCTCTCCGAATTTATGTGGAAAGTTTTCTTGCATACGCTTGTCAACTTCCTCATAAAACTCATTTGAACTTGGATCATATCCTTCTTGCTTCAGTTGCATATCAATAGCTAATGCTGAAGCAGTCATTATTTGATCAGATCCAAACCATGTATTCTCTTTTTTCCTACTCCACTCTACAGCTCTTGGATCAAATTCCTGTGTTGGCTGTGTTTGTTCTTGTGTAGTAGGTTGCTTTGGAGCAGTATCAATTTCTTTTTTAACTTTTTCCAGAGCACTTTTATTATCACTCACTTTACTCAAATCAACTTGTGCTTTTGACATAACTTCTTGAGCTTTAAGCATCTGTTCTTTGTTACCACTATCATAGGCATCTAAGTAACTTTGCTTTGCCATTTCAAGTTGCTGAGTTAAAATCTTTTCATTAGTATTTATAGAACCTTCACGTAATTCTATATTACCTTTTGTAAACTCAGTTAATCTTTGTTCAAGTTGAGCAGTTTCTGCATTTTTTCTTGCTAAAGCTTCTTCAGCTTCTTTACGTCTACGAGTTAACTCATTAATACGTTTCTGTGCTTCTTTGCCTAACTCTTCTAATCTTATTTCTTTTTCTTCTTTAGTTTCTTTTGGAGCAGGTTCAGTTTCAGCTTCAGGTTCAGATTCTTTTACTGATTCTTCAACTTTAACTTCTTCTTCGACTTCATAGTCAACTTTTTCTTTTTCTGGTTTTTTCTTAGAAGTATCTATTTCTACTTCTTCAAAAACTGCTTCCTCTTCTTTTGCCATTTCTACCTCCATAGTTTGCGACAACTAAGACTTAACGCTTGTTATACTTTATAACATATAAATACTATCTAAGCAACTAGATTAATAGTAGTATCTAAAATTGTAGGATCTTTTACAGTCATAAGTACCTGATCATCAAATATTAAAAGCATTTTAATTCCTTGATAAACAAACTTCGTACCAGTTAATTTTCCATAACAAACGAAGTCACCTTCTTTACACCAAGCTCCTTTTGGAAACTTATCCATATCACCATATGCCAGATCTCCTACTTTAAGAACACGTCCTACTGTAGTAAGATAAGCAATATCATCTTTAAGTTTATCAGGAATAATAATTCCACCTTTAGATTTTTCTTTAACCGAAACTGGTCTAATTAATAAATGGAAACCGGGAATGTGTGGTAGTTCTTTTGGATCATCAATATCTCCTTCAGTTATCCATGTATCGTTTGTCATTCCTTTTCCTAACTGTGGATTCATCATTATATATCATTTCCTTGTTCTTGTTGCCAACGTAAATCATTTTGATCAGGTATTAATAAATCAGGATCTACATTAGGGGTAATTTTCCAATCATTATCTGTATCTGGTCTACGTTGTGTAGTATCACAACCAGCATACGTAATCTTTACATCTTCAGGATTATCTTTTTCAAAATCAATAATAGCATCATAGTATGGACCTACTTGAGTTTGAAAGGTATGTACCAACATCTTTTGACAATGATCTGCACTTATATTCTTCGCATAAGGTGCACTTTCAAATTGCGTACACTCCCCATGAAAACATATAAGGAGTGTTGCGACATAAAAGATTTCAGGCATTACTTACATGTTCCCTCTTGAGAACAAGCTTTAGTTTCTTTAATAACCACTACTTCTTCTGATACTACTTCTTCTGGTACTACTTCTTCTGGAATAGCAGTTATAGGTGTATTAGATTCTAAGGCACATGCACTTACAATATATAACATAGTTAAAAATAAAAATATTTTCATTAAAATTTAAACTCCTGTTCAAAGAAGATAATACCATCATCATCAGAGTTCATTTCAAACTGATTTAAATCTTTACCAACTTGTCTGTCCCATCCAATTTTAAATGCATCTCCATCTTTTTGTTTATACTTACCAAATAATCTTAATTTAGATTTATCACTTTCATCCATGTCATACCAGTATCTATATCCAGCAGACCATCCCGGTAAAGTACTTCTTATTGTTTCATCATTAGCTTCAACTTCGGTAGAAGGTTTCATAAAAATAGATCCACCGATTATTATTCCAGCAACTATTATAATTGCTATCCAAAACATTTTACTCATCTGATTCCATCCTTTTATTATATGTATTAACTAATTTTTCTTGACACCATTCAATTCCACTAAGAGAACCAACTATCTGTCTATAATGGTTATAGTCCTCTATTGATCCTGATGCAAGCATTTCTTTTAGGCGTTCTTTCTCTTCCTTGAAAGAATCCTTAATTTCTGTCATAAAATCCATTTAAACCTTTTTCCTTCTGCTCCGTCTGGCGTTATCCAATGCAATGGCAATAGCTTGTTTCTTTTTATACCCTGCACCTTTTAACTCTTTAATGTTGCTGGCAATTACTTGTTTACTCTTTCCTTTTTTTAGTGGCACTTTGAGCTTCCCCTTCTGCTACTTTAAGAAATGTATCAATAGCTTTATTAGCTTGACGTTCATCAATACTCGAATCGAGTTTCTCTGCATCAAGAGCTATACGAGCTGCAAGCTCCATACTCTTAGCTGCTCCCTCTTTATCTTTCAGAGCAAGCTTACCAGCTTCTGTCATAGCTTTAACAGCAAGTTCATCTTCTTTAAGATCAACTTCACGATTTCTAATAGCAAGTTCTGATACATCTTTTACTGCTTCAACATTTGCTTTTTGTTCGTCAAGTTCTATTCTTTGCTGTTCATTCATTAACATCTGTTGTTCAGGTGACATTGCTGCTGCTTGGTTAGCATTTGCCTGAGCAATTTGTTCAGCTGCTTGAGCCATTACCATTTCCATAGTTTGTGGATCATTTGCTACACCACTTTCTTGTACTATACCACCTAGTTGTTCTTGGTATTGTAAAAGTATATGTTCACGTATATTCGCTTCTAGAATAGGTACACCCATTTTCATTAAAGGATTTTTACCTAATAAAGGATCTTGTAAGAAAGCAGTTTTAAATGTGATATGAGCTTGATGATTCTGACCCGGAAATGCTTTAATTGGTAAACTTTGAGAAATAGCTAATATATCACCCATTGGATCTCTTGGTTCTGGTTGAGGTTCTGGTGGTAGTACCTGTTCTAGATTTGGAAAGTTCGATGCTGAAAGAACTTCATGATACAATGCTCTCATGTTAAACATACCCGGAGGAGTTTGTTGAGCCAAGGACAAAGCCATTTGACTTAGTGCTGCTCTGTGTGCACTACTTGGAATATTAGGATCAGATACAGGAGCAACATCTATACGTCCATCAAAATCCATTTTCATTACCGATTGATCTCCACCTATTACTTCATAAGGATAATTTTCTGGTAAGAAATCATAATTAATTTGTGCTAATAATTGAAACTCATCTCTCTGTGATTTATGTAATCGTTTATGAATAGCTGTAAAGAATCTGGATGATGCTTCTAAGAGAGCCATAGTTGTTCCTACAGGTCCATAGTTAGTAGATTCAGAAATTACTTGTTCAGTAGAATCAGCAAATTTCTGTCCAGCACCTACAACAAAATTTAACATAGCCATAAGAGTTTGTGATGGTTCTTTATAAGGTAAAGGTATAATAGCTTTTGAAAGATCTATACCTGTAGCTTCTACTTCTTTAAATTCACCCGGAGCTACTGGAGCATTATCTCCAACCATACGTACTCCTCTGGCTTTAAACCCACCCGGAAGATTAGCAAACTGTCCAGCATCCACTAAGGAACGCATGGCAGTTGTTGCTGTCATAGTAAGATTACCAAGGAAATGTATAAGTCCTAACCCATAGAATCCGAATCCGGGTACATATTTATAATGGGTAAAATGTAATTTCTTTTGAAACTTAGGATCATTCTCATCATAATTTCTACGAATACATAGTACTTGTCTGGACTCTTGTTCTACAGTTACAACATAAGGTAGTGCTACTGCATCTTCATTATCATCAAGATTTAAATAACAATGTTGTTCTAATAAGGTATATTGAGGATCAGTGGAGTCTACTTGTGTAAATCCCATAATCTCATCTATCTTAGATCCCATAGTTGTTTGATTTGGTGTACTAGCTTTAGGTAGATCTACATCAGCATACATACCACTTGCTATATCTCTACGCATATCATTGGGTGATCTATAGATAAGATGTGTATAACGATCAGCTCTTCTGAGATCTGTTGCATAATAAGACACATAGAATTGATCTACTGGTATAAATTCTGATACAGGACGTTCCAAGGACATATCATAATAAATCTTTTTAAATGATGAACCTACTAGAGGTAAGTGAAAAAGCATTCTTTCAAACTCATCAAAGTATTCTGGCATTTGATCAGTTAACTGATAATTCATAAACTGTTTAACACGTTGTGCTTGTAGCTCACGTTCTGGTGTAACCTTACCTAAGATCTGTGCTTTAACTGGACCTCCTGAAGGAAAGAGTTCTTGTGATGCCTTGGATTGAAACTTAACAGCTGACTCAATCAAGAGGGGGTGAACTGCAGTACATGCTCCTTCAAAAGGTTCATTGGTCTCTTGGAGTTTTAAACCAAGAAGATCAAAACCTCTCTCAAATGTTTCTTCCCATTCTTCTCTGGAATCTTTATCAGTATTAAATCCTTC